CACGGTAAGCGCCGTGAAATCGTCATATTTCCCAAGATCAACGCCCATGATGTAACCCAGCCCATCGACCGGTTCAGCCTCTACCGCCGTTGCAGCGTCCATCACGCGCCGGAACACGCCGCCGGCGTCGTCCAGAAATTGCGCCTCGTACTCCTGCAAAAACACCCGTTCGGGTAAGCCCTGCTTCGCCGCCTCTATTTCTTCAGGGACGATGTAGGGATTGGCGGCAGTCGGTAGCTGCCAGCTATGCCACTCCGTTTCTTGGTCATCCCGCCCGCGCGCCCAAGCCCGCCAAAACCAATTGCGACCCTTCGGCGTAGAGATGAGGTAGGCCCGGCCCTGACGGTCCGACAAGGCAGGGCGCAGCGCCTCAGTCCAAGCCTCTTCGCGCACAAAAGCGCATTCATCGATCACGAGAAAGTCTAGCCCTTCGCCCCGCAAACTGTCCGGGTTATCGGCGCTCTTGACCTGCACCCACCCGCCGCCCGGAAAGGTGATCATCCTGTCGGACTCCCGGATGGTCACGCCCGGTAATTGGCGCGCCAGCGCCTTGACCATGCGCCAGCCGATGGAGGCCATTGGGAAGGACGGCGCCACCCACCAAGCCCGCTTGCCGCTTGCGCCGGTGTACACGGTGCGCAGCGCGCCGAGCCGTGACTTGCCGAACCGCCGCCCTGTTGCCAAGACCTGAAAGCGGGCGGGATGATCCCATACCGCTTGCTGCCCTGGGTGCAGCTTGGGCATGGTGACGCTAATCGCTGTCATCTTCCCATTTCATCGAGAGCGAGAGCGGCCCGCCATTTTGCCCAGTAACCTCGGTGCGCTGCAATGGTTTACCTAGCAGATATTCTGACAACCACGTACGCGCCCGGCTGTCGCCCCGCTTCGCCTGCGTTACCGCCTTTTCTACAATCTCCTTCCAATCGGCAATTGATACACTGGCCGTCAGCGCCCTAATGTATCGCTCTTCTGTTGCCAGTTTAGGGCGCCCAGGCCCTCCTGGATTACCCGGCTGAAATCGGCCCATGATCGTTTTTACTCCGTCTAAACGTTTCCGGCGAAATCTGCACGCTTAGCCCAACATCCCGCCATTGCAACAGCTTGACCGCCTCTGCCATTTCTGATTCCGGAATGTCAAGCTGAATTCGCATCCCGTCCCCGTTGCCGGCGATCTTGATGGCAGACATGATAGGCGGAAACGACGCCAGAAAACTAGCCTGATTCATCGCGCGCAACCCTTAACATTCATTGCCCGTTGCTCCCCCACCGTTTCACGAACCCGCCAGGATAGCGGGCGCGCAGCTTGGCTATGTTATCGGCGGCCACGTCTTCAAGCGGGAGACCGAGTTCGTAGGCCATCACCGCCAGATACCAGAGCAGATCGCCAAGTTCCTTGTTGATTGCGTCCCGGTCGAGTTCCTTTCCGTGTCTCAATTTCTTCTTGACGTGCTCTGCCACTTCGCCCGCTTCACCGTTAAGGCCCAAGACCAGATAGGCCAAATCGTCAACCTGATCGCCGGGCGTGCGCTTCCACGTGGTAAGCGCTAGTTCCTGATAGTCGTTTAGCGTCAAATCGAGTTCTTCGTTTTTGTCCGGCATACGGCATATTTCAAGATGGAAAACTTGCCGGGGCGGGCTTCCTGCCTACACCCGCCCCGGCTCACCCAGGAGAAATGAAACGCAGCGCCGCCAACTGTAACGGCGCCTGACGGTCGCATACCGTCAAGGGAAATGATAGCACGATTACGGCGCTTGTCAAGTGGGCAGATCACACGAAACAGTAGCCGGAATCACACCCGATTGCGTCTTCGTCAATCAGTGACAACTGCTCCATGCCGCTATCTTCTGCAATGGGCACGGCATCGATGAGCGGGATGCGGGACGGATGCACGAATAGAGCATAAGGCGGGCGCACAAGTCGAATAGCCTCATCGACCTCAATTGCCTTGCGCCAGTCGTCCCCGCCTTCCCGTTTCAACTCCTGCCAGCGACGGCGATTCTGGAACGGGCAAAATACGCAAGCTGATTTAGGTGGCGTAGGCAAGCCTTGCGCCGTCAGCCAGTTTTGGCAGTCGGCGCGTGTCATCTTTATTTCGACAAGCGGGTAGCGGTTGACAATCCACTTCACATCCGACTCTTTCATGCGGTGGTATTCGTCCAGGCTGATACCTTGCAGAGATTCCACACAGCCGGGCACCTTGCGGATTCCCTGCCGTTGCAGTTCAGCCGCTAGCCACTGCCGAATGGGTTGAATTTTCCAGCGTTGTGTACACGCGCGATGTAACTGACCGTCGCTGCGTCCGTTGTTTGTGAAAGCTGGAATATCCGTCTTGGATGTATTGATCTTCTCTACCGCCTGCCTCGGTTCGCTAACCGTCACCACGCGTAGACCACGCTCAACTAGCCACGGCTCCCACTGCGCACGGAACGCGTAGGTAGTCGACCGCTCCCAAAACGTATCAGCGTGAATGGCTACATCTGCCTGGATTTCGCCAAGCGCCGCCATTGCTGCCAGCGTCCATGATTGTACGCCCCAACCGAGTGATATTGCTTTCATCTAAGTTCCTCAATTGTAATCACAAGACTGTTTGCTGTCGCCTTGTGCGTCGCCGTCGTCACGGCTCGGATATGCCGCCAATCGTCGCCGGCCAGCACGCCAACCCGGACAAGCCCATCCGTGTACAGCTTGCTGGCGATGTTATCGGCGTCTTGCGGACGCACCTGGTAAGCGTCATAGCGGATGGCAACCGGGACCGTGATAGGCTGCCAGTCGTGCGGTAGATAGCACCGGATGAGCATGTGCGCTTCGTCCGCTAGGCGCTTGCGTTCGGCCCAGTGCATCCCGGCGTAGAATTTGTTCCATGACGGCGGGCAAACGTCCGGCAGGGTGATGGTGATGAGCGGCGATTGTTTCACGTGAAACATTATCGCACCGTCTTCAGCCAGGCCTCGGTTGCCTGCTTCGCCTTTTCGCTCGCTTCTTCCGAGGCGGCAAGGGCTTGGTTATATGCGTCGCTCAGTCTACGCCAATCAAGATCGTCGCCGTGGTAGAAAACCCCATTAGCATAATTGTGGAGCCAAGCATTGTAGGCGTTGCGCGCTTCGATCATGGCGTCGCCGGCTTTGCGCTCGGCGTCGGCGGCATCTATCATCGTCTTGTATGGATCAGTCATAAGTCATCTCCGAATTGTTTCACGTGAAACATTGGCGGGCTAGGGCTTGATGAAGTCGCCAACCCGAAAGTGAACGGCGTCCATGAACTGCTTCGCATTGCCGGTGCGCCCGGTAGTGTTTTTGTCAAAGCGAACGTTGACTGTGCTGGAGTACTCGCCGGTATCGAGCTTATCCCGGTGCAGCAAAATGACAACGTTCGCCTTTTCGGTTTTCTCACCGGCGCCACGAATGGCGGTGCGGTCGAGGTTGTCCTTGTTCGTGCCCTTGCCCTCTTTGTTGAACTGGCTGAGCATGAAAACCGGCGTGCTGGCGCTCTCGCTCCAGGTCTTGATCATCTCCACCGTATCGGCTTCACGCATCCAAACGTCCCGATACAGCTTGACTTGTTTGTCACTGGCGGCAGCCTTTTCGAGGTAGTCGATTACTACCACGTCACAGGTTCCTTCGTTCTGCCGGCGCGATGCCTCCTGAATCACCCGCTCCATCGTCCAGCCCGGCGTAGGCAGATAATGCACCCCGCCCGGATAACGCTCTAGCGTCTGTCGCGCGTCGTGAAGTTCGTTGTCGAAACCTAGCGCGCCCTGGCGCAGCGTCCGATAGTCTAAGTTGGTATGACGGGATGCCCGCCGATGCCACATCACCCGCTTGTTAAGCTCGAAGTGAACAAAAAGCACCTGCGCGCCGGTCTTCGCCCAATGTTCGGCCAACGACTCAGCGTAGATCGTCTTACCCGAACCATCGGCGCCGGCCAAAACAGCCAACATTCCAGGCTCAAGCGGGTCAAGAAACGCATTCCAAGACGCCCAGGGCCAGAGCAATTCCCGCCGCTGATCGGCTGGCAGTTCGGCCCGGTTGCGGATGTCGTTGATAATCTCATCATACTGCACCAACGATTCAAGCCAGGGAATAAATGCTTCATCGCCCGCCGCTGTACCGAGCCGGCCAAGTTGATGCAGAATCCATTGATTCAGGGTATGGCCGTCTATGTCGGCATAAACGCGCCTCATAATCTCCTGCGCCAGAACCAAGTACGGCTCAAGCTCTGGCGTGCTATGTTGCGAACTCATGCGGTAATCTCCTCTACCACGTCACCGGGGAACTGCACTTTGAACTTCTCGCCGGGCTGGTGCGTCGGCTGGCCCTTCGGTTTCGATCTGCCATTGGCGCGCCATCTTTCCAAGATGCCATTGACATATGCCCATTTGCGAACGTTTGCGGTCGTGGCCGTCTTGATTGCATCCATCACCAACACGGCGCCAAAGTCGTCCACCGCCTGGGCGATCAGTTCCGAGAGGTAGGCGGTAAGCTGCCCGATGTTGGTTTCATAGCAGGAAAAAACCATCGCCACACCGGGGGTATCTGATGGTTTTTCTTTTTCTCCTGTTGAAGATTCTGTAGAAGTCTCTGTAATAGAAGGTGCATGATCGTCCACCATCGATGCTATATGATCGTTCACTATCGATGGTGGATCATCGTTCACTATCGATACTACACGATCATGTAGTATCGATGTTTCGTTTTCGTCATACAAACGGGAATATTCAATACGGTAAGACTTCGTCCGGCTCCATTGGTCTTTTCCGTATTGTGCCGATACCAGTAGGCCATTTTCCTCTAGCCAGACAATATGCCGGCGCAGGGCAGCCGGTTGCCAGAATGGAAAATAGTCCTCGCACCACTCCGCATAACTGCCCCACACCCAGTGATAGCCGTCCCGATTGATTCCCGACTTGGGTTGCTGCAAAAGCCAGTGGATTTGCTGCAACACGACCGCCCGCTCCATGCTGCCCAACCGTTTCACCAAAGACGGCAAAACAATGAGCGGTTTTTCGTCGAAAAGTAGCTTATTCATCTTGTACACCCTCAGTTGTAACAGCGCCAGACATAAGCCGGGCAAGCTCGGTCTCAGTGATACGAAGGCCGCCCTTTGGCAGAACGACCAACGTCGCCAGCCCCTCATCAGCCCATCGCGCTAACGTCCTGGGATGAATGCGCAGCAACCTGGCCGCTTCACTCAGAAGCATTAGCGGCGATTCCTGCGGGGCTATTTGTTGTGCAATCATATCCTTATTATACACGTCTGTTCTCATATGTCAAAATCCGTGATGGGTGCAACCGTGTTGCCGGTGATGTTCAACGTATAGCGGGTTGCCCTTCCGCTTTCCTTTTTGATGTAGATATACCCGCCCCGCTCTAGCCGTGACAACAGCCTGACGGCGTGACGCCTAGTTACCCTGCACCTGTCTGCAATCTCTTGCGTAGACGGCCAGCAAACGCCGTCGTCATTGGCATGGTCTGCCAGGCAAAGCATAACAATTAGCTCGCTCCCGTCTAGGCGCGTGGCTTCGTCCCACACCTGCGCCATTAGTTTGATGCTCATCTGATTTTCCTACCCTGCACAAGTTCGTGCCATTGCGAATGATGTTTCGGGCAGAGGTAAGCCGTAGGCCACTCCGCCCAATTCTCGAAAAGATCACGGTATTCCTGCGGGGCGAAATGATGGAGTTCCGTTTGCGGATGCCCGCAAATAGCGCAGGCTGGCATATTAGAAAGACCGCCGACAAAGGGGACATCATCCAACGTCTTACCCCACTGTGTGACGATTTGCTCCGCCTGCCACTTGGTGACAAACGGTCTGCCCTCCACCGCCCAACGTTGGCAGAAGGTGCAGTACCACCCTACTTGCAACGCGCCGCTCATCGTCGGATTGCGACGCAACAAAGCGCGCTGTCCGCACGCTCGGCAATCCGGGCGATCAATGCTTGACATAGCCGTGATCCATTGCCAGCTTGAAAACGGTTGCGGGCGTCACCGCCCCAGTGGTATTGCCAGCCGGCTTGAAGCTCCTCCATTTCTGCGCCACCTCGCCGTCTTTGCCCTGCCCCCAAGCCTCTGCCAGAGCAAGCCCGTCAGCGCCCGGAAAAGCGGCATGAATCCCCATGAGGACGGCCAGCCATTGATCGTAATCGATGCCCCAGGGCGGTATCTTGTCTAGCGCCTCTTTCATCTCTGCCTGATCGGGCGTGGCGGTGTAGCCGTTGGCAACCTTCCGTTTTGCTTGGGCGCCGGTGTCCTGGTAAAGCCGGATCATGTCCTTGACGCGCTCTAGCGGCAGCACGTTATCGAGCCATTCCAACTCGCAAGCCCCAGGGCGCCCGCCGTAGAAAAATCGGACAGCATCCTTGCATTGCCGGTCTGCCGTGCCAAACAACCAAAGCAGAGCCGAGGCCGCCGCCGTGTAATTGGCGGCTTGATGGATGGGCGTATCGAGTAGAAAGAGCACGCGGGCGCGAGGTGCTTCCGGTGTGTGGCTAGGCGTCGTGTACAGCATAGACGCCCAGCGCGCGATGAAAGGATCGGCTAGAAGCACCTTGAAACTTGATCGGGCGTCGCCGGTATCAAAGTCGATTCCGATATGCTGGCCTAGCATGAAATTGGCCGAAGTGCGCCAATGGTCACAGTGCCAGGTCGTTATCGGCTGGCCGTCATAAATCCGGGCGGCAAGGTTGACGCTCTCGATCTCCATATTTTCAAACGACGCGTTGAATGTAGGCCACAGCGGCGAGCCGGGCGGAATCTTCCCGCTCAGCGCCGGCGCAAGTGCAACCTTGAATTGTGGGGCGTCGCCTGTGTCCATCACGCTGTCTGGCCGTTGCCGACTTTCAGCAGGTCAACCGGGTTAACGTCGAGCGCCAGGGCGATAGCTTCCAGCGTCTCAGAACGAAAGCCCTTGCCGTCGGCCAGGTTGCTGATCGTGCTGGGATGGATGCCTGCACGTGCTCCGAGCGCCTGCAAGGTGTCAAGCCCGGCAGTCGCCATTGCGATTCTAAGCTTGCGGTTGTCAAGCTGTAGTGTCATCTTGGTATAGCCTCCTGACAAACATCATAGCACAGTCGCCAAAACATGTCAAGTCTTTTTTGCATGAATCTCGAAAAAAGACTTGACAATCATAATGCAATGTGCTATGATGTCCTTGTAGTTGATTGACAAGTCACCCACCCAGGAGAACGAAGACATGAACAGCTATCACCCGCAAGGCAAGTATTTTCATATCGTCAAGGATGGCCGCCTCGTGCAAGGAATGTTCGCACGCAAGGCCAACGCCACCAAGACGGCCCGCACTATCCCCGGCGCCATTGTGGTCGTGGCAACCGGGCGCGCCGAACTGCGCAGCATGGGCTACGTGGTAGAGGCCCCCACCTGGACGCCTGTAACCCCTGGCGTGTACGAGGTCAAGGGGGCAGGACGATGAACGCATTTCCTACACCCCAAGACCTGATCGCCCGGCTGAATGCCGAGCACGCCAGCACCGAGGAAGCCGCCGCCGTTGCAGTGGACGTGTACAAGGCTGCCAAGACGTTTGCCGCCAGCTACGACGCACCGCAAGCGCAGGCAAAAGCCCTGATCTCCGAGATCATGGCGGAGACCGGCGACCTGAGCATTACCACACCCGCAGGCAAGGCGATGGTCACGGCCCCGTCGCAGCGCGTTAGCTACGACTGGAAGGCCCTGGACGCCCTGAGCGCCAGCAGCGAAGACCTTGCCCGCATCCTCTCGCCGCATCGTCAGGTTACGCAGGTTGCTGGAAGCCTGACGATTCGCTAACCCACCCCGGCCACGGTTCCGAGCACAGCCCGCCCCTTGTGGCGCAAGGTCGGGCAGGAGATAGAGACGATGACGAACGCAATCACCCAGGCCGCAACGCCCGACGAAATCATTGAGCAGGTCGTGGTATCCGGCGATCTGGCAAAGCTGACCCCGGCCCAGCGCGTGAACTACTACAACCGGGTATGCAATTCGATGGGACTTAATCCCCTCACTCGCCCGTTCGACTACATCACCTTGAACAACAAACTCACCCTGTACGCCAAGCGCGACGCCGCCGATCAACTGCGCAAGCTGCACGGTGTGAGCGTGCAGATCGTCAGCCGTGAGCGCATCGAGGACGTGTTCACCGTCACCGCTCACGCCACTATGCCGGATGGCCGCAGCGACGAAAGCATCGGGGCTGTCGCCCTGGGCACCCTGAAAGGCGAAGCCCTGGCCAACGCACTGATGAAGGCAGAGACGAAGGCCAAGCGCCGCGTGACGCTTAGCATCGTTGGCTTGGGCTGGCTGGACGAAACCGAGGTTGAGACCATTCGAGACGCCCGCCCGGTCATGGTAGACGCCAGCACAGGCGAGATTCTCACCGCCCAGGTACGCACCGTCACGGATGGCAACGGCCACCAAGCGCAGGACGCAGCAGCCCCCATTGGCCCGCCGATGACCGAAGGGCAGCGAAAGCGCCTGCATGGATTGGGAAATACCGCTTACGGTCCCGATTGGGACGCAAAGCGCCACGAGCTGGTATCCCGCATCACGAAGGGACGAAGCGAGTCAAGCGCCGACTTGACCGAGGCCGAGGCCGCCGCCCTGATTCGTGGAATCGAGAAGAAGCTGGACGCGTCAACCGTGCAGGTTGGCGAACAGCCGCCCGCATTCCCCTCCGCCGCCGATTTGCACCCGGATTCGGCGCACCTGGAACCCGCCTGATGTATCACGTCTGCCCGCGTTGCGGAATCGGGATTGCTGGCCCTCGCCGGCAGGTGCTTTGCGGCTCGTGCAACCATAAGCGGCTGGCTGACCGCCGCACATGGACGCACTACGCAGAAATGCGCCGCAAGGAACTAGAGCGCCGGGAAGCAGAACAAACCCGGCTGGCAACCGAGGCAGAGCGCAAACGACTCGCCGCCGAAGCCGCTGAGGATTTGCGGCTCTGGCTCAATCAGGATGTGCATTGATATGGACAACAATCAGCTTTTCCTAAAAATCGAACTCGCCACCCTCAGGCGGGCCGCCTTTGACATTGGCAAGCGTACCGCTACGCTCACCTTTGAGATGAGCTTGACGCCTGAAATTCTCAAGGCCGAGCGCGTGCTATCGCTTCTGGCCCATGATCGTCTGGTGACTCTGGACGTGCGAGACATACAAACATCGTGGCTGGACAATGCCCCGGACGAAACACCCGCCCCGGACGAAAAAGAAGACAAAAAGGATGCTACTCCATGAACGACTTTCGCCCCTGGCAATCCCGCCCCAAACGTTACCGCATCCGCCCGCCCTACGAAGAATATCGCTCCCGCCGCCGCATCCCCTGGGCTTGGATTGTGGCAATCGCCGCAATCATGGCCGTAGCTGGCGCGATGGCCCTGGCCTACGACGCCGAATCATCTATGCTCCCGCCCCGGCCCGGAACCGAGAAGACACTACCCGCCCCGGTTGGCCGCCATGAGCGCGCCTTGTGGTGCAGGTATGCGCCGCATGTGCGCCCAGGCAATGCCGCTTGCGCAAGGACTGGTTACCGATGATAACCTATGACAAATACGGCCCGCACGGTTCAGGTTCCGGCCCGATCTGGATTGTCAACGCACCCACCGAACCGTACCCGGACGAACGGTTCGATGGCCCCTCCCGATGGGAGGCAATCAAGACCGAACCGTACGGCCCGACAGGCGCGCCGCTCAATCCGCAGCAGCCGACGCCGGAGCAGATAGCCGACGCCGCACGGCTGGCCGTCCCCAACATCGCGCTGGTGTTCCGCATTTGGCCGTACCGGACGACTCACCCGCTAGACAACCTGCGGGCACTGCTAGCATTGATGTTACCCGACGAATGGTATCCCTAATCCGCCGCCTTTGGCTATGCGTATCTTGCCCGCGTGACCCCGCCGCTTGACCCGCAGCAGGCGACGCCGGAACAGATAGCCGACGCCGCACGGCTGGCCGTCCCCAACATCGAGACCGTGTTCCGGCTGTACGGCCACATCCAGACACACCCGCTGCCCGAACTCCGCACTCTACTCGACATGCTCACACCGCCCGCCCCGAAATGGACGGCGCCAGAGGAACCGGAATGACCGCCCTTATAGAATTTACCATGATGGGCCCCGTATCCGCTTTTAAGTTAAAGATCAACGCCCGCCCCGTCCAATCGGTTCAGGCTGTGCAGATAGGGCGACGGATTTTTGCCACCCCATACATGGCGGCAAAGCACGAGGCGTGGCGCATGATCTGCGCCCGTTACGTCAAAGATGGTACTTACCCAAAGGGGCTCTTGGGCGTGCGAGAACTCCGTGGTATGACATGCTCATGCTGGGGCAGAGACCCACGGCATTGCAAGATACACAGCCACGAAAGCGGATACTTTGCCCGCCTGCACAAGCGGCTTACCCGCCAGCTTGCGGCAAAATACAAGCTGGAGTTGTCGTCGTGACCGCCCTAATCCGCCGCATCCTCGCTGCCCTGGAGCGCCGCTTGTTGCATGGGCTGGCGTTCCGGGCGTCTGACATCTGGTTTCATCACTACGATTGACCCACTAACGCTCGCCCTTGAGGACAAATCACAATGACAAGCACTACTGTTGCCATCCCGGAGATGAACATTCAACTTACCGAATTCGCACTTATCGGTGATAGCCCGCTTATCTGTCACGCCTGGAGCACAAAGGCAAAGGACATGATCCTGGGCAAACAAATGCACCAGCCAACAGAGGCGAAGGCGGCGAAAGACCCCGAACAAGAATTCTTTGATTCGCTGTACCCTCTGTCGGAAGGTGGGTACGGATTCCCCGCCGTGGCTTTCAAGAGCGCCGCCGTGGATGCCTGTTCGCACGTTTCCAAGATCACAAAGGTTGTAGCCCGTGGCGCTTTTCACATCATAGGCGACATGGTGCCAATCATCGGTACACCTACGCCCCGCTCTGACATGGTGCGCATCGGCATGGGAACTGCCGACATTCGCATTCGTGGCGAGTTCCGCACGTGGTCTGTCGTCCTGCGCATTCGCTACAATGCCAACGTGCTGAGCGCAGAACAGATTGTGCATCTGTTCAACACGGCTGGCTTTGCCATCGGCGTTGGCGAATGGCGCCCGCAGCGCGAAGGTTCGTTCGGCATGTTCCACGTAGCGCGCGAAGGTGAAGCGTGACAATGTCTTGGCTGGCGTGGCTAGGTCGGGCGCGGCGGGGACGGGCTAGGCTTGGCACGGCATGGCTCGGCAGGCGTGGCGCGTCCCGGCGTGGCGGGGCGAGGCACGGTCTGGCCCGGCGAGGCGTGGCAGGCGCGGCAAGGCCGGGCAAGGTGCGGTCTGGCGGCGCAAGGCCGGGCGGGGCATGGCAGGCCGGGCTGGGCAGGGTATGGTGCAGCGGGGTTAGGCAGGGCGCGGCGTGGCAGGCGGGGTTCGGCTTGGCAAGGCGTGGCTGGGTCAGGCCCGGCAAGGCCGGCAACTATTCAACCGGGGCGGGCAATTGCCCGCCCCCTCTCACGGAGGATTGACACATGGAAAAGAGTAGCTATCAATGGGCGGCAGGATACAGAAACCGGCTTGATGCTGGTTTCGTCGCCAATGTGCTTGACGGCATCCTAGAAAAAAATGACGGGAGCTTGACGCCCGATCTTGTTGTGCAAGAGTCAGAACCGGACGACGCCCCGCTTCATCCGGTCTTTGAGTGGGACGACAAAGCCGCCGCCTTCAGTTGGCGCAAACAGCAAGCCCGCAACATGATCAATCACGTCGAGGTTGTCTATATCGGCGCCGATGGTGTGAAACGTGAACCCATCCGATGCTATGCCAGCATTAGGCCGGCGCAGCAAGACGACGAAACCACGTTCGCAAGCGGCGATACTGAGGACGCACCGCAGACAAACGGGCGCATTTACGTTGCCATCTCTCGCGCCCTGACGGATGCAGAGATGAGAAACCAACTGCTCGACCGGGCAATCATGGAAATTGCGTCGTGGAAACGCCGCTATTCGCAGTACCAGGAGTTAGCCGGTCTGCTTGGTGCAATTGACCAACAGCTTGCCATGTTTGACACTGCCTAGATAATGACCCACCTACCCCGTGACGCGCCCGCCGAACTCGCAGCGCCACAAGGATTGAACCTATGACCATCGTTCTTGCTATCGCCCTTACCGCCCTGCTCCTGTTCGTCGCCTGGATTGTCGGCCAACTGCCTACATTCTGGCGACGGCTGGCCGTGGTTTTTGCCCTATCCTGGCTTGGCTATGGCGTGGTCTATCTGGCCGACATGCGCAACGTAGGGCCAACCGTGCAGGCGGGCATTGCTATCGCCCTGGGCATTGGCGCAATTGCCGCCGCCCTGTTTGTCGTGCAGCCGTTGACCTGGGGTATTGACGACTGGCTTACCGAGCGTGACGCCGCCGAGGTGCAGCCGTGAAATTCCGCAGAGACGCCGCCCAAACCATCACGCCGCAGGAGATGGCCTACTACCAGACGCCGGCCACCGCACCGAGCACTTGGCGCGCCGACCTGGGAAAGATCGGCATTGCATCCGCAATTGTCGGCATTATTGGCACATTCCTTGTGATCAGCCTCTACCTGCTCACGCGCGACCTGCGTATCGTGGGCGCTGGCATCTGGCTGACCGGCTTGGTCATTGTCGGGTATCTGGCATGGTACGGGCTGCAATTGCACCAGGACGTGAGCGCCCGTAATCGGCTTGACCGTGCCCGTATGCGCGCCGAGCAAGACGCCCTGACCATGACCGCCATTGACACAAACGACGATGGCAAAGCGGACGCCGCCGAGGTGGAAGCGTTCGTCAACTACGTGCGCCGCCTGCACCGAGGCGAGCCAAGCACCGCCGCCTATGCGCAGCAGAAAGCCGGGATAGCTGGCCCCGACTGGACGGATTACAAAAACTGGCTAGTCGGCAAGGGTTACGCCAACATCGTCGCCCGTCGTGGAGGTGAAGGCTTTGCCCTCAAGCCTTCTGTGTTCCGCACGCCCTGGCCCAAGCTGGAGCAGCAGCTACGGGCACGCGTACAGGCTGGCTTGGGCGACGGGTTGACCATCACCGACACGCGCAGCCGTGGCCCCATCGACCGGGTTAGCACGCTGGAGGATTGACTCCCCCATTCGACATAACATCATTATTCGTTGTACGTTCACGGCTTTTCGCTCCTTCTGGCCCTGCCGCCAGTGGGGGAGAGACCAGAACCCGCACCCAGGAGAACCGCACCCCATGAAGAAACCACGCCGCCGCCCGCCACTCGATTATGTTGCATTGCGCATAAGCCCGGCAATGCGTAATCAGTTGGAAGACTATGCAGTCAAAACACAAAGCACGCGCAGTCAGGTCATGCGCGACGCGATCACCATTGGGCTGCAAAAATTGACAGCCCTTTACCTCGCCAGTGAGGAGGCCGATCAATGAGACTGACCCTCATCACCCTTGCCCTACTCGCCCTCACCCTGACCGCCTGCGGGAGCGACCCGCTTGGCTTGGTTGCACGCGAAGAGGTCCGCACCCAGGGCGCAATCGAGATTGCACAGATTGACGCAGCCACGACGCGCGCCACTGCTGCCGCACGAATCGGCGGGGCGATTGCTATCACTGGTATTCTGGCCCTGGCCGTTGTCGCTATGTCGATGGTTGCAGGCGCGACGCACATCGTTGCACAGCGCGACCGGCTGACCGCTGAGCAGTGGCGCAATCAGTTGCCTGTGCAGCAGCCCGCCCCGCCGTCCCACAGAATCCACGACCGCCAACCTGCAACCGGTCACTGGATGGCATTGCGCCGGCCCGACTCGCAGCAGCGCCCGACCGTGCTGGCCCTGCCCGAACGGAGCGCAAGCGCGCATGATGTAATCGTCATTGACGGATAGGCTTGATCGTGATTGCATCCTGTGGTACAATAGGATTGCGACACACAGTTAGGGGCAGTCTATTTTTGACTTCCGACCATCCTGACTCCTATACTTTACAACTGCTCCCAAGAGCCTTTGGCCCTACTGTGTGTCGCAACCGGGATGGTCAAGCTCTTGGGAGTTTTTGTATGTCAGACTGGCACGAAAAGGTCTATCACCCAGGACACGTTTTCGACAAAGACCAATGGGACTTCTTGCGCGAATTGGTGTTTGAACGTGCAAAGTACAGGTGCGAGGTCATAGGCTGCAATCGTAGGCGCGCGCTTACGGCGCATCACATTATGCCCAGGAGAAAAGGCGGCCCCGATTGCATGGAGAATCTCATCTGTCTCTGCCCCCTCCACCACGACATAGCCGAGGATGAAAGCATCGAAGATCGTGATTGGATTATGAACCTGCCTGACGATGGCGCACCCGTTAAACGCAAGCCAGAACCAAGAGGTAAGGAAATTGCAAACGATTGGCACGCTTGGGTTTATGGCGGCTACAGACGGCCCGACTAGAAAGCGTTACTAGCCCGTTACTTTTTTCAGGCTGCAATACCATGACCATAACTGACACAGTACGACTTGAAATGCAGAATCACCACGACGAATACCATTCTTGGCGAGCAGTCGGGCGCATCATTGGCAAGTCAGCCGCCTATGCTCAACGCGTGGTGCGGGGAGATTTGGAACCATCGCAGGAAGTCATAGCCAGGTGGATGGCGTCCCGGTCATGTGTGCCTGTGAAGCACGAGCAGATAGCCTACCCCATCGATCACGATGCAATCCTGCACCTACTGCCCCAGGGCACTGGCTCACTGCACACCTACACCGTGCCAGCAGACGCCGAGGTTGTCATCGTGCCCGCAGGCGCGCGCGTCGTCCAGCCCAAGCCAGCGCAGCCCAAGCGCAAGCGCACACGCATCGACATTACCGGTTTGCCGCTGAACGCACAGGAAGCGCGTGAGGTCTTGCTATGGTGGTTGTTTCGTGATAAGCGCGACGACTGGCCCGACTGGTTGACACGTCCGCAAGCCGAGGATACAGGCACCGACCCCGGCGAAGTGCGGGCTGTGCTGGCGAAAATAGAACAGGATTAGAACAAAATATTACGTGATTGAAATTGGTGCCCGTGGGGTATTGACAAACCAAGCGGCTTGGTTTATACTGTGGATAGTTGATTGATTCACCCAACCCCAACCCAACCAGGAGAAACACAATGAGGACAATCGTAGTGCAGGACGACACAGGAACGCTCTTAGGTCGATGGATCGGGCCTAGCGAGGACGGTAATGAATGGTCGTTGCAATTCCGCTCTGCCACTTTCAGTGAAATCGTTCTGATGTACGCGTCGCAAATTCAGGAAGACACGGCGCTTGGTATTGCTACCCGGTGGCCGACCTTCTACTTGATGGATGCGCCGGGAAATTTCAAGCAGTTCGAGACGCCTGATTTCGAGATTGTCGATGATGACCCCGACGCCGCCTTGTGGAACAACAAACCGTATGTGTTGGTTCCTGCTGTATTAAGCGACGTTCCCACCGTGAAACTGCTATGACCCGCCAATACTCCGACTCCATCGCCCTGGCTGCCCGCAATATCGTGGCAGCCTCGGCGGTGGACATCACCCAACCCGTACACATCCTGCCGCTGGCAAAGCTCCTCATGGCTGAGGCGGGATGCTCGATAGACACAGCCAAGCGCCACATCGCACGTGCAGTCAGGCTTGCACGTGGCGAACTCATCACCAGCCCCGCCTGGGGCGGACACCGAACACCGGCAGGAGGCCGGCCCCGTAAATGAGCACAATCATCGACATCGCAGGAGGACTTTCCGGTCAGTCCGGATGGTCTGAATTTTGGAGCAGGACTGTATGGGCGGAATACGGCCGCCGCCACGCCGCCCTTGTCGAACTGTGGGCGGCAAATCACGGGCTGGAACAGCCCCTTTCGCAAGAAGACTACGGCAGGGCGGTAGTTTTCGCTGCGGTGGGATGCGAAGACTATCTTCGCACCCTGACCGATTTGCCGAAAGAGTTGGCGTGGGCCGAGAGAGTTTGCGGGGAGACTCTCTCGGAGGAGCATCTGGCAATTGTCATGTCGGTGCCACGATTCGCAGCGTACCACGCCTACACCGTCGCCCAGCAGTAATCTTTCTCGCCCCACCACGCCCCCGGCCCACAACCGGGGGCTTTTCTTTGCCCATCGCCCGCCCCTTGACAGTTTATGTCAAGAAGTGTAGCATAGCCCTATGAAACACCATCCCCCCATCCGGCCCCCAGGCTCAGGCGACGCTTGCCGGAAGCGCCGCCCGGCCCGGTTGAACTAGACCGCCTGCACAAATGTCAGAAACAGCAGGCGGTCTTTTTTTGCCCAATAACCAACCTCCAATAACCACCTACCCCAACCTCTGCAACACCGCCGGATCAATATCCGGCTCCCGTCCCAGCGTTCCCACCTGCGTCACCAGCCGCCGGATCGCTCCCCCCAGTCGGGCGTTATCCCGTTCCAGCCGCTCGATCTCCGTCTCTGCCTGGTCGAGCCGCATCTGCAAACGTGTGTTATCCGCTTCCAGCGCCGTGATCCGGCCCGTAAGCCGCTCCAGCGTCTGCTGCACGTCCTCACTTTCCGCCCGCGCCGCCTGATAATACAGCCGGCCCCGCTGCCCGTTTCGCAGCGAGGTGTAGAGGGCGTAGGCGCCCACAGACGTAGACATTACACCCAACAGTAACATAAGAGCGGCCAGCGCAAGAGGGGAATTACTGATCATGGTGACGAATCGGGGGATGATTCGTAACGCAACAGAAGGATCGCCATAACGAATAGCGAAAGGGCGGCGTGCACGGCCAGCACCGTAGCCCAGGCCGAAAACCACACCGTAGGGCCGGTATAGCCAAATCCGATGCGCAGCACGGCATTGACCGTCCAGTAAATAGCGGAGTGCACCGCCCAAAGTATCGATCCTAGTCGCCGCTTGCGCTGCCCGGTGCAGCGGCCTTGATACGCCAGCAGCCCCGCTGCCAGCCAGAACAGCACGGCCAGCAACGGCGCCAGCAGCGTCAGCGCCTGGGTGTACGTGGACATGGCGTCATGGTTAGAAGGATCGATACCACGGCGCTGACGCCTGCTCGTCTGCGCCCGGCGTCGCACCCGCGGCCAGCCCAGTTACCTGCCGGCCCAACATGAATTTCTCCACGCGTAGCGAAATGCCCATCGCCGCCAACGTGGCGAACAGAACGCCCAGCAGGGAAATGATCAGGCTTTGCTGCTCCGCGCTCAGTAGCCGCCCACCCAGAAACACCAGGGCGGCGACGACCAGCGCCACAGGTGCAGCGGGAACATGGACCCACTGCCGCAAAGCCAGCGGGATGAGATAGGCAGCGATGGCCGCAACGGCCGCAATCGTCGCCGGGTTGCTGAACAGATCCGAAATGTCAGGGGTTGTCATCCTTGGTCTCCTTATTTCTGAGAAGTCTGAAAAGTCCGATACGTCCGACCTACGGTAACGGCGTCCGCGTCGGCGTCGGCGTCGGCGTTCCGCGCAGCGGCGTCGGCGTCCGTGTCGGCGTCCGTGTCGGTGTCCGTGTCAGGGTCGCCGTCGGCTGATAGAGGATGATATGCAGGCAAACGCCCAGCACGAACGCGCCGGCGAGTAGCAACAGGAAAAGGATCATGTCAGGGATTGCGCAGCTTGCGAGTCGCCAGATAGGTTGACTGATTGGCAGCCAGGGCCATGATGAAGGCGCTGACCAGCACACGCGCGCCGCCATCGTCGCAGGTCAGACCGGGGATGTCGAACAGTTGCCAGCACGCAGCGGCATAGGCGCCGAAGGCTGCGCCAATCAGCGCCAGCAGCATGATCAGGCTTTTAATCTGCGGCGCTTGCTGGCCGTACCAGTCGGAGAGACCGGGGACGTAGGCGAAGGCGAGTGATAGCAGGATGCCAGCGACTGAGGCCAGCAGGGTTGAAAGGTCATTCATGGGTGCACCTCGATTGTAGTCTGAAGTCAAAAATTAGAACAGGATTAGAACAAAAGATTACACGTTGAAAACTCAGGGCAAAACCTATTGACAATGTCTTGATTCCGTGCTATCATGTAATCAATCAAGCAAGTTGCTTGATTCACTTTCCAGGAGATTCCCGACAATGACAACCGTTGAAGCCCTCGCAGAAATGATGCAGAAATACAACGAATATCAGGCCAAGTGGATTGAGACCTTCGGGACAAAAGACGGTTTCGATCAATGGTTCACTCAGCAGGTTATCGGCAAGTAACTTGATTCACGCTCAGGGGCGGGACGCAAGCCCCGCCCCGTTGATGGAGATGAGACGATGAAGACACCCGCTTTTTACTCTGACGGATTGCGAGACCTCTACACCGAGGCGTCCTGCCTGACAATCGCCAAACGTGTGAGGCGATATGGTCAGCGCCAGGCAGGGACGTGGTGGGCGGATGCCGATACGGTAGGCGTCCTAATGCGCCGTGCGATGTTCTGGTCAACGACAACCCGTCACGATTTGCCAGTCCATCAGTGGTTTCCTGTTGGCGATGGCCTAGAGTTGTACATTGATGGGACCTGTCGCGCCGATTTTCCAGGGCGCTTTGTAGTGCGAAGGGTGCAACCATGAAAGGCGGCCAACGACCGGGAGCGGGGCGCAAGCCCCGCCCTGACGATAAGATGATCCGGGTATCGGTCAGCCTGACGCCAAAGCAGTACGAATGGCTTAAGGCGCAACCGGGCGGCATGGGCGAAACGGTGCGGAAGCTCATCGAGAATGAAGTAGAGCGGGGAATCATTCTGGCGGCCCAGTTTGATGCAGTGATGAAGAGACTACGGTAACGGCGTCCTCGTAGGCGTCGCCGTTGCCGTGCCCCGCCTGGGCGTCGCCGTCCGGGTTGGGGTCACGGTGCGCGTTGGCGTCGAGGTGGCAGTCGGGGTGTAGGTCGGTAGAATCGTCACGGTTGCACGTGCGGTTGCGGTCGGTGTGGCGCTGTTATTGGCATAGCCGCAGGTGGGCCAATGCACCTCCGAGAACGGCCCGCCGTCCGGCTGGCGTGCGTACACCTGATCGGCAACCGCCGCCGTGATCGTCACGGTTGCCAGAAGGCTATCGTTGGCGTCGTACAGGGTGACGGTTCCCGGTTGCAGGCGCCAATCGTCCCACCACACCCCAAACACCGCCGTCAGCGTGCCGTCGTCAAAATCGCCCGGCTCGAACTCGTACAGCAGGCGGGTATTGTTGTAGAGCGTCCAGCCCTCCAGGTCTTGCGGGTCGCCGCTGCGATTCAGGATTTCCACGCATTGGTCTTCGTAGGGCTCCACGATGCCATTGCCGTTGGAGTCCTCGAAGCCAAACGCGACCTCGTTGATGTAGATGTTAGCCGCAACCGGGTAGGCTGTCGGCGTGCGGGTTGGCGTCCGGGTTGGCGTGGTCGTGATCGATGCGCGTGGCGTTGGCGTGTTGGCGTCGGTTGGCGTCGCCGTTGGCGTGCGCGTGGGCGTCACTGTGCCAGGAAGCGGGGTGAAGGTTGCGATCTCTAACGGCGTTGGCGTGCGAGTTGGCGTTGGCCCGCGCGTCGCCGTGCCGGTTGCCGTGGGCGTGCGGGTTGGCGTGGCAGTGTTGCCGCTGGTTGGCGTTGGCGTGGGCGTGGCCGTCGCCGCCGTGTTGCTGCGCAGGCTAAGCAATTCCAGCGATGACACGGTAATCGATCCTGCAATCCAGCGCAGCGTGATGTCAAATCCGTGCGGGCTGCGCGCCTGCGCCTTGACGCACTCATTGCCGTAGTTGACGGCAACATTAGGATAGGTGATCGAAACCCATTGCCCCGTCCCCTGGGTTTCGATCTGGTCGAGGAACGTACACCCGCCCGCCGTGCCGTGCTGTATCTGGAAAACCGAACCTAGCGGCGCGTCCAGATACCAGAGTTTGATCGTCGCCGTGCCCGCCTCGTCATAGTACCAGGTATCATCCACGTCGATATTGAGATTCGTGTAGGACTGGCTTAGCACCCGCCCGCCGTCGCCCCGGTATAGTTCCGCACCCGCCGCCGTTGGCCCTTGCCAGCCTGCGGGCCGGCTGGCGTTATTGATTGTCCCCACCGTGTTTTGGTAGCTCAGCAGTTCGGAGTTCTGCGCCGCTGGCGTTGAGTAGTAGGCCGGCTCCATCACGCCGATCTCCGTGTCTAGCCCGAAACCGTAGTCAAACGGGTCAGCCGCAAATGGCGCCGGCGTTGCCACTGTAAGCGGCGTGCGGAAGTACACCCACCCGCGCGCCAGCCCCGCCGCCGTCTGGCCGAACCACGGCCCCCAGGTGTTGATCGCCGTCTGTACGGGGTTGCCGCCGTTGGGCAGATCGTTGTGAAATGGCTGAAAGGCCCGCACGCCCTTGTCCAGCGCGTTTAGGATCATCCATGTTTGATGGATGCCGATACACAATTCCGATGATGCGCCGCTCGTGCAGGATGGGTGCTGAGGATAGCGGTCGTAGGTTTGGCTTTGTTCGATCATCATTGGCTGCCCTTCGCTGGCCCATTGCTCCAGCGCCACCCAGGGCGAGCGAAAAGCGGTGTTGCTCGTGTTGACCCATGACGTGTCAAAGCCCGGTCGCCGTGCGTCTGTCCATCCGTAGATTGATTCCGAGGACGTGCCCTGCAAGAACCACTTTTCCATATTGGTATGCACGCCGCCCAGGTCGTTCTCGTTGGCCCATCTGTTGACCGGCCCGATCTCGATCAGGTCAATGTAGTGGGAACCATTGAGTACAAAGACCGGCTTGTCTACGGTCACAAACGCATTTTGTAGGGTCGTGAATAGCCAGCTTACATACCAATTCCATTGCCGCCCGGCGTTGGCTTGCTGCACGACGGTGCTAAGCCCTTGCAGGTCGCGCTTTGATGCAGGTTGCAGATAGGCATAGGCCGGTTCCATCGCGCCCCAGGCGCTCAGATAGCCGTTAAGTTGGTTCGGGTAGTCGCAGGCGGTCGACTTGGGCGCCGGCTTGTTTTCGCCGGCGTAGCCGATGCCAAACTCGATTGCACTTACCCTGTCGTCGCTCCCGTACTGGTCGCGCAGAGCGTAGATTAGCAGCTTGATCCGGTTCGTCAGGTCCTGGTCAAGATAGTTGAGGCGCTTTGTCTGTGCGACCTGCTGGCAAGCGGCTGGCAATCCCGCAAGCGAAACCGTGACCGGGTTGTAAGGCGGCTGTACCGCCCATTCTGGCGCGCAAGTATCGCCCCGCTGCCCGCCAATCCACCGATCAGAGTCTACGGCAATATCATCGCATCTGAGCACAATACGGACAATGCCCTTTTTGCCCGCTGCGTCTACGGTTGCCAGCCATGATTCGATCTTGGCCCAGGTGTACACGTTCGGGCTGCCCTCTACGTCCCGCCAAGCGAACAGATTGGAGGTATGCCCAATGGCGGGGTAGATGTCCGAGTCTAGGCCATCGGCGCTCCAATTGTAGCCCGGCACCACGCCCACCGGCGGCGTAGTCGTGGCGCGATGATAGCCGGTCGGTACGATGGTAGGAGTACCGATCACGCCCGTTGGCGTCGCCGTCGCCGTTGGCCCTGCCGTTGGCGTCAAGGTTGGCGTTGCCGTTGGTGTCCTTGTCGGAGTCGGCCCCGCCGTTGGTGTTTGCGTTCGGGTTGGCGTCTTTGTCCGGGTTGGCGTCCGGGTTACAGTCGGCCCGCCCGGTGTCCATGTTGGGCTAGGCGTCGCCGTACGCGTCCGGGTTGGCGTCTTGCTGGCCGTTGGCGTCCGGGTCGGGGTATGCGTCCGGGTTGGCGTTGCCGTGCGTGGCGGCGTTGGCGTTGGCGTGTCGCCCGGCGTTGGCGTCTTGGTTGCCGTCCGGGTTGGCGTTGGCGTGACAAGCGCCGTCTCTGCCGGCCCGGTTCCGGTTGGCGCATAGGCGCCGGTCGTGGCAATCACAACCTTATCCACCTCGCAGCCGTCTTCCCGGCAGTAGACATCGACGTAGTGAAACCCTGCCGTTACATTGATCGTGATCGGCTGGTTCGTGCTGCGCGAGGTGATGCACCATGTCCACGTGCTGTACAGACAGCCCAGATTGACGCCGCTCGCCGAAATCACCCCGTCTACCCCGACATGAAAACTATCTTGCGTGCCTACGCCCTGCGCTCGCACCCAAACGTAATAGATCGCTGCTTTCGGGAAGGCAACGTAAAACCGGATGCGGGGCGCATAGCTTTGGGCGTCCGCAGTGCCCGCCCAGATTGCGCCGCCGTCCGGCGTGTTGTCTACATATTGATTGCCGCTGGCCGTCCCGTCTGCCGTATCGGTCAGCGCCCCGCCCGCCTGCGCCCTTACGCTGCTGGCGTTTTCGGCTTCCATCGAGGCCACACCGCCAACGAATGAATAGGCGGTAGGCGCCGTCTGCGCGCCGGCGTCGGTCATGCCGAACAGCACCAGGGCCAAGAGCGCCAGCAGGACGAAAACGAGTAGCAGGAACGGGCGGGTTGTGCGGGTCATGGTCTTAGGCCGGTTCGGGGATTGGTTCCGGGGCGGGCATCGCCTGCGGGCGGGCAAGCGGCTGGCTCAGTACCGCCCGCTTGATCAGCTCCGCAATCTGTAAGGCGTCGCCCCCGGTCAGTTCGGGAGCGGCGATCATGGTGCCGTCATTGTAGACGGTTAGAACGACTGTTCTGTTATTGTTTCCGTTGCTGTTGCTCATGGTCTCCTCAGTCTGTGCCCAGTTCGGGCGGGATGATAGATTGTCGCGCGGCCCGTTCCGCCGCCTGTGTCTCTACGCCCTGCACGGTCTCCCGCACAAAGCGCCGTGTGGAGCGAATGAAATTGGTTGTCATAGTGCCTCTTACGACACGACGATCACTCGCCGCCCTCCGGCTGTGTACTCGATAGTAATGCGGATGTGGTCGATACGAGCGTTGATGGCGGCCCCATCGCTGGTTGTGTTGGCTGAGATTGCTACACCGAAGTCGGTCGCGTTGACATCGGAGTAGGCCAGCGTAAGGCCCCACAGGTCCGCCGCTCCGCCGTAGCTGGCGTAAGCGTCGGCAATCGGCCACTTCGATACTGTGTCGGCCTTATCGGTGCCAGAGATGACCCCCCCCTTGACCAGTTTGACGATGTTGTCGATGGTGTTTCTGGCCGCCGTGTTGTTGGTCGTCATCCGCTCGATCTCCACCGTGACGCCGTTGATCGTCGCCCCGGCTGGAATCGAGAAGCCAAAGTTAGTTGCTTTGAGATAATGCGTCGTCACGTTGGCTGTGCTGGACGCGTTCGCCTTGCTGTCGTCGCTCGCTGTCACGCGGTCAGGATTCGACCATGCCAGCGTACCGACGCCGCTGTCGTCTGCGCCAGTCGCCGGCGAGTTGGGGCCTTGTGTTGTCATGGGTTGATCCGGTAGTAGAGCGTCACATGCAACCACGTGACCGAGCCGCTGACAGAGGTTGTTTTGAGTCGAACATAGTCGCCGGCATCAAAGCTGGCGTTGCTGAAAGAGGTGACAGTCGTGTTGCCGGTCACAGTAGAATCAGCGGCCTGGGTGTCGGCTGCCGATGTGCCCTGGGCGTCGTCAGCTTCCTGTAGCTGACCGACCCAGTTCGTTCCGCCGGTGATGGCGTAAACGACCTTTGTCAGCGTCACCGCCTGATCGAAGCGGTGAATAGGCAGGTCATCAGCTGCCACCGGCGACTCCAGAAGAAACGCCTTCGACCATTGCGGATGCAGGACGCGTTCCGCCGTGCCATCGTAGAAATTGATGGTGCCAGACGTGCTATCGACGCATACCTCGCCAGTAGCATCGACAGTCGTTCCACCGGCGCCGTTTGGGACCTCTACCGATGTCGCGCCGCCAAAATCCCACGCGCCAGAAGCAGCGGCAATGTTTTGTTCGGCTGCCGTACCAAGCCCAAGTGTCGTGCGTTGTGCCGCTGCGTTGGCGTCGTCAATCAGAGCGCGTCCCGCCGTTGTCAGGTCGGCAAGCGTTGCCGTGCCAGACCCGGTGAAGTACGGCAGTTTATCCGCTGCCGAAGTCAACCCAGCCAGGGCCGTCAACTCAGAATCAAGTGGCTGTTAAGAACCGCTGCTGCTGATGCTTTGCACATACCAACCGCTTGCCGAATTGTAGATGAGCGCCTGTCCTGCCGTAAGCGCCATCGTAATGAGGTTGCGTTCTGTGCCGCCGGCATCCGTTTTGACGGTCACGGTAACACCGGCAGAATCGGCGTTGTAAATGTGAATCTGCCGTACAAGCCTGTCGCCAGACGATGGGGCCGAAACGATGTTGACATCAGTCGTATTGTTCAGCGTGCCGTTCGACTGACCCACAGCGTCGTCTGCCGTGTCAATGTAATCAACCCAGTAGTGCGGCTGATTGGCTGCAACAGCTCCCGAAAGAACCGCTTGAATCGTGTGAGTCGTTGTGATTGTGATCATATTAAGCTCCAAACCATGTGCGCCAAGTTTGACCGCTGCCTCCGATAGGCGCATATCGTGCGTCTGCCGTCTGCCGGTTCAAGCCGTCCGTGTCCGCTGTGGCGTCGCCCATCGCCGTGTAACGCTGGCTGCCGCCGTCAACGATGCCGCCAGAGATTTGCAGGGCGGTGGTAGCAGAACCAGACGCAATCGCAGATATTCCCTTACCGCCCGCACCCGTCGCCCTGCCAACAACGGCTCCGGCATTGGCCCCAGCCGATTCTCCAGATAGCGCACTGCTGGCAGTTCCGCTCGTGTATATGTAAACTGCATTATGACTGGCCCTCGTGTGGGTAACATATATTCCTTGTTTTGAACCGTTAACAAGCAATCCGTACTCTACAGTATTATCACCGTCTACGCGCATTATTGCCGTTCGGGTCGTGTTCGCCCCGTGTAGCGTCATCAGGGATGTTGCGTCCGGCTTCACATTCCAAAAATTGTCTACGTCCTCAACGTGTTCGATCCCCGTATCATCCGCACGGCCCTTGCCCCCCGCCCACGTAATCGCCCCGCCCGTGGCAACCGCAAGCGTGCCGGTGATGTTGGCGTCGCCCGTTCCGAGTAGCTCAATCGTCGGCGTCGCGCCTGCGAACAGCGTAACGTCGTCGGCGTCAATGTGCAGGTGCGCTGCGTCCGGCTGGCCGATGTCGATAGCCTCGCCGTACTGCGCTAATTGCGTCTCATTCCAAAACATCCTCAGCCCGTTGGCTTCATCCATCGATGCCCACGCGCCCGACCTGCGCCCGAACGCAACCCCGTACAGGTCGGCGTTGTCGGCGTAGTGATACCAGCCGGACAGATTGCCGAATACCGCCCGCTCACTGACCGATTCCGGCGCGTCGTCGTTCTCGCGCTGGTAGATGACAATGCTTGGCCCTGTCGCCGGGTTAAGATCATCCGTGCCGAACAGCCGGATATAGCCGTCAGTCGCATTCCCACCCAGCGAGACGCCCACCGTTCCAGCGTACCACAGTAACGGCGTCTGCCCGGTCGCCTGCGCTCGTTCGACTTCGTATTCGTACCAGTCGCCCGCCACCGCCCCGACTGTGTTGATCCTGATTGTCTCTTGGTTGCCGTCAACATCCTCGAAACGGAAAAACGCGCCAACCGGCAGATCGCTCTGCGAAGCGTAGGCGATCACATTGTCCGCTTCCAGATTGACGCCCAGCGTCATTGTTCGCTGCGTCAGGTACAGCGAGCTATTGTCGGCAATCGCCACCTGGCTGCCTATCGTGCCGTGCAAGCGGGTGGCGTAGATGTCCGCCCAGGGTGCAGCCTGCGAGCCGAGGCGCATTGCCCCGAACGGGATAATCTGCCCCTGCCCGCTTGCGTCTACGGCGCCGGTGTAAATCTGGATGGTTGACGACGCCCCGATCAAAGTTCGGCTCGCCTCCACCGAAATGTCAAACGTTTGCCCATTCGACCGGGTTGCACGGAATGCGGGCATACTATCTGCCATGCTAATCAGCCGTGCGCCGCTGGCGGAGTTCGTGCCAACCAAGACCGACTGCTTATCATCCGTGGTATGCAGCAGCGATCCCGCCACCGTCACCGCGGGCGCAAACACGCGCGCCCGGTTAAACTCCAAGACATGATCGGGGTCAAACACTACCGCCCATCGCTCAGTCGGGCGCATCTCTATGGTGGTGCCCTCCAGGTAGGATGTACCGCCCGGCGCAAGCTCGATCTTCGCCTCGTAGAAATCGTCAAACGCTTGTGCGCCCACTCCGCCAACGTCTAGCATTCGCTTGCGGGCAAAGGCCCACCACCCGCCCGGCCCATCCGAGCCGATGGCAGCGCCGATCAGGTCACCGTATGCGCTCGAATTGTACCAGTGGATCGTATGCTCCAGTTCGTCGGTTCCGGTCGGTTTCGTGCGGGCATCGATGGTCATCCCCTGATCGCCTAGCCAACCTTCCCGGTTGCCAAAGTACAGCCGCCCGTCCTGCACGTCAAGGTCAACTTGTGCGACCCCGGCGTTGTAGCCCTGCAAGCCCTCGGCGCCAAACCGCATCCCGGTAAACGTGCCCGGATATGCGCCCGTCCCGGCCAGGATGTTTGTTGCCCGTAGCGTCCCATCGATCAGGGTGTCCACGGAGATGTCTAATTGATACTGCCCGGTGGCTGCGTTTTTGTGGTAGTAGAGGCCCCGTTGTCCTTCGTGGTCGATGTATACCGCAACGTCACTGAGCACCCCGCTTTCGTCCTCATACGGTGAGACGGCGCCGAACACTGGCCGGCCCTCACGGTTTTGCAGTGTGATCCCGTGCCCGCCTTCGGAATTGCCCAGCACGACGCCCGCCCGCCCCAGCCCGCTCCAGACGCCCAGCGTACCACCTACGTCAAGATCGCCGGCGATATCGCCGGAATCGGCCACAATCTGGCCGCGCAGATAGGCGGCATCGGCATACAGCCCGTACACATTCCAATCATCCACCTTCGGGAACTGCGCTTTTTCGCCTGCGCTCAGCCCTTGCAAGCGCCCAATGCGCACCTTGCGCACCGTCGCCCCGCCCTCGTAGGCGAACAGATTGATATGCGGGGCGGTCAAACTCTGTTGCTGATCGCCCGATACGATGGTCACGAAACCGCCGTCAGTTTCCCCGCCAAGATTGAAGACGACCGTTGACCCTGCGGGATACGCCCTCGCCGTTGCCGCTCTTGTGATCGTGTACTCGTAGACGGTGCCCTGTTGGATGGGCCCGCCCGTGATGGCTATGCTCTCATTGCCGTATTGATAGTGGCCCAGGATAGCCTGATCGCCCACGGCGTGAATGTCGCCGTTTAGGTAGATGGTCGTATCCGTTGCGGAGATCGCCCGCGCCAGCCGCACCCAGGGCGCAACGTACACTTGGCCGCCCGTTGCCGAAGCGCCGGCCCCGGACGTTGCCTGTTCTGGCAGCCAGCCGGGATCGAGCTTGCCATCTGCCAGCGCGACCGGAATCAGGCTAGGCCCCGGCTGCTTGCTGGCGTCGAATCCATCCAGGGTATCGGCCATGCCATCGCCGGAATAGATAGCGCCGCCCGTGCTGGCATGCATCCTGCCATTGGTGCGGGAGTTGATGACTTTGAGTGCGTCGGCTTTTGGCATTAGTCGGAGCTGTCCTCTAGTGCGGCTGTTACGTCGAGTAATCGGTAGTGCGTGCCCTCGAAGAGCCGGCGGGCGCCGTCCAGGTCATACGCCAGCCACTTGTTAGGCTCATACGGTAGTGACACTTCTTCCCATTTGTCGCCCGCCCAATAGCCGAGGCTTGGGCTAGGCGCTTCCGCTTCTGCGCTGTCCGATAGCGGCTCGCAGCGATAGTGCAGATAGCGGTGATAACGTGCGGCCCACTGCGGCGCCATGTGCGGGATGGCCCGGCGAGGTGTAGGCCGGTTGCGGTAGACAATCCGGGTTGTGTCGCTCAGGTCTTCTAGATTGTTGCGGAGCGCCTTGACGTTGCTTGCGCCCGTAACGCTCGTGCCCCTGGCCCAAACTATCGGCGTCTCCCACCATGCGACCGCTGGCGTTTGCGGCGTCTGCTGCCAGAGACCGTAGAGTTTGGCGGTGGCTATCGTGCTGTCGCCCGTCCCGCTCACCTGTACCGAGGCCGTATAGCGCGTGCCGATGGTAAGGCCCTGGGCGTTGATGTCCACGACGCCCCGATGGGTGAAAAAGTCGAATTCCGTGTCGCCTTCGTCCGGGGTATGGGTTGCCGGGTATCTGTCGGTTGGCGTCTCCCGGCTGCCGAGCGTGTAATCTGTGCCATCGATGTAGAGTTTGACGGTCGTTGTCCCGTCCTCGTAGGGCGGGCGGATGCGCACGTCGTAGAACCAATAGCGGTGCAGGTGCACGAATGTCCCGCTCCATATCACCGTAGACTCGCCGGCGACGGTGGCGATCCCGCCCTGCATGGGCGGCCGGGGCGAGTTGACTTGAGCATAGAGCGTTGTCGCCCGGTCGCTTAGTTCCTGCCAGTGTGTAGCCGTCGGTGTGTTGGTGGCGTTGAATGCCGCCAGCGTGCCGTAGGTTGGCGGGTTTTCTTCGTACAGGTCCAACACCGTGACCGTTCCGCTGCCCGTGTTCCGGTAGGGCGCGCCGTTGGCGCGGGCATCGATGTTGAGCAGGTAGAATGTGTCGGTCGTCAGGCTGGAAACATCGATGGTGCTATTGAGCGTTCCGCTCCCGCTGGCCGTGCTCAGTACGGTGGTGTAGTTGTCTCCCCACTGCACCCGGATTTGCAGCCCGGTCACCACGTCGGCCACGTAGCCGATCACGTAGCGCAGGGTGTCGGCTTTGTTGCGGATGTAGCCCGACCATACCCGGCGCCAATCGTCCTCCAGATAGCCCTCGAACCACTCTAGCGTTTTGCCCGCAGCGTAGCCAGTGAACGGCGTTTGCCGTGCGTGGTACATCGCCAGCAGTTGGTTGCAGTTATCTGCAAGCGCGTTTAGATGCCCTTCGGCGCTTGCGTATTGGCCGGCTGCGAATGCGGGAGCGGGAGACCAGACGGGCATTAGTACCAGGCCACTCCCGAACCTAGCGCAGTCGTGCCAATGATGAAATAGGTTCCCGATGGAAATAGCGGCGTGGCGTCCATCACGCGTATGTCCTGCGCGAATACGGGTTCTGTCGCCGTGCCGGATGTAGGCACAGCGAACCGTGATTCTATCGAGAGTACAAAGCCCTCGCGCTCCGCACTCACCGCCCGCCCGTCATAGACGCCCACTCTATCGCCCAATTCCAACTGCGGCACACCTGGCGCGCTGCGAATGTGCCAAAGCGGGATCAGGCTGTCATGCCGTCCGGCCAGCAGAGCTGATAGATAGGCCGCTTGCGTCCGGGATTGAAGATAGAAATTACCCCGCACTGAGCGCACACGGGGCACAATAGGCGATGCGTCGATTACCGTTTCGACTTCCTCTTGCGGCCCGCCCTCTATCGGGCGCCCCCGGATTTGCAGAAAGCGCAAGACGGCGGGCATGGTCGCGTGCGCGTTGGCAATGACCAGGGTAAGCCGCTGCGCATAGTAGGTTGGCGTTACAGTGATCTTGCTATTCATCGGCAGCCCGGCCCCGTTGTCAAACCAGTAATCTGTATCAGCCAGCAGCGGAAACACCGTTACCGCAGGCTGGGTCAGCCGTATGTCAATCGTCGCCGTTGCGCCGGGTCGGATGGTGCGCACTTCGTCGAGCGTGTAGAGCACACGAGACGCGCCCGAAACCCTTGACGCATATTCCACGATCACTGACGACGCCAGGCTTTCGGGGTTAAGCACGGGCGGTAGCTCCATAAGATCGCCGCCGTCGAAATGCCAGCTTACGGAGCTATGGCCCAGCCAGTGACTAGCCTCCTCATATCTAAGCTCCCCGTTGGCGTCGCACCACAACCGCCCGGCTACACTGGCCGCCGCCTGTTGCATCTCCTGCAAAGCGGCGTCATCGTCCAACCACGCCGCAGGAACGGTAAACGGCGAAGTGTCCGCCGTCCAGTCATTCGCAACATCCCACCCGCCAGCGTCGGCCATCGTGTACAGCAGGGTATCAAGCCGGTAGTTTGCATAGAGCGCCGTGCTCAATCGCTTCTGGTACAACAGCCAGGCGTTATCACGGAGCGAGAGCGTTACCGTTTTGGCTTGCGGCGCTTCCGTGATGTTGTAGAGATAGCCGGTAAACACCCGGCAATATTGCACCTCATCATAATCGCCGTCTGAGTCAGTATCTACCCAAAAGCCCATGCTCAGGCGCGCCTTGATTCCCGTCACGCCCCAATCGCCGCTCAGGTAGGTCCTGACTGCCGTGTCTCCGCCGCTATGCCATGCGCTGTACCGCCATGCTGTATTGCGTAGCGTCACCGTGCCGGCGTCTGTCGTGCCTAGTGGCGTGAGGTCTACGCCGGGTATCTCAATCTGTTGTGCCAGCCGAAACGCCATAACGTTGGTCGTCTCATCCGTCCAATTGGCGCCGTCCCACTGTACCTCGAATTTGGGTACGGGCTTGCGGTAGGTTGCGGCGGTTGCCGTGGTGAATGGCGCGCTTACGGATTGCACCGCTACACCTCATCCAGTGTAAGCGTGAGCGAGTACCATAGCGCCGTGCTGCTGGCGTTTTCGGTTTCGCCTTCCTGCCAGCCGCCTTGAATCCCGATCACGCTGTAGCTGCGCCCGTCAAACAGCGCCAGCGTGTTGGCCGTGGTCGCTTTGGCGTCGTAGATAACACGGATGGCGGCAAGCTGCGCATAGGTCAGGCCGCTGAAGGCCAGGACAACGCGCGCCTTTTCCGCAATCTGATCAACCCGCAGGGCACCGTCTGCCATGCGAGCCGATGAACCGATGAACTGATCGGTGATCCGGTAGTTGTCAGGTTGCGGGCTGAAATTGCTCCCGCCCCAGCTTATCGTCGTCATGGCGGCGGGTTGCCTCCCGGCAAGGTCAGATAGGGAGATAGGCGCGCCGCAAGATCGGGCAAGAACCCGTCGAGCTGTAGCAGCGCCGCCGATTTGATGCTTGCCCCGATCCAGTCGCCCGCTTTCTTGCCCGTTTCTGCGTAGGCTTCGCCCTGCACCCCCACTTTCGTTTGGATGCTACTAAGCAAAGCGGTAGCGGGATTGTTGGCGGCGAAGGCGGTCTGGAATCCTTCCGCAATGCTGGCCGCCGCAAGTTCGGGCGTTTCGAGTCCGAGCATGGCGGCGATCTGCGCCTTTTGCGCCGCCTGATTGCCTTCGCCCAACAGCCCCGCCTGCGCCAGCTTGCCCATCGCAATATCAAGCGTGAGCGCCTTTGCCGATGCTTCCTGTTGCTGGCGCTGGAATTCTGCGACAAACGCATCCCAATCAATCAAGTCCGGGCGGGCTAGGTTGGCGACTGATTCCCTTGTCTGCATCGCCCAGGCTTTCAAGGCATCGCCGCCGGTCGCTAACACGTCTGCCGGTATTTCCAGGATGGCCGCCCAGTCGGGATGCGCTGATATTTCCTCCATCCCCCGCTGGATGATCGCATCCAGCCGCCGCACATTTTCCAGCGGCGCATCCTGATAGGTGCCCAGGCCCGTTTGCAAAAAGTCTAGTTCGGTCGGTTGCATGCGGGCGGTGAGCGCGCTCTCGGCGCCGCTGCGAACGCTGTTGAAAGCTGATTGCCAATCATTTGCCACCGTTTGCGCCGTGGTTTTGGAATCGGCGGCGACAATCTGATTGCCTTGCATCATGCTGGCAACCCAATCGTCAACCGTCATATTCATGGCGTCGCTGAAACTTGATTGATTCTTCAGCAGGTCGCTAACCGGCCCCGCCATGCTCATGGGCCCGCTGCCAATCATGGCCGTCTTGGCAAGCTCCATATTGAGCGCCGCCAGTGCATCGCCCCATTGCATCGTCGGCAAGACGGCGCGAGCGATGGCGTTGGCCGTTGCCCTGACGCCCGACTCCGCAGGCTTGGTCAATTTGATCATGACCTCATATTGCCCGGCCAGCGCCTTGACCCAGGGCAGAGCGTTGGCGGTTTCCGATCCCATCCGGCGCACCGCTTCTGCCGCCTTCTGTGCTGCCGCCGCTTCTTCGTCCATGCCTCTGGCCGCAAACTCTGCCGACATCGCCAGGAAGTCGCCAAAATCACGGATGACCGCCGTCTGCCCGGCGATGAATTCCGCAATCCCACCCACCGCATTGCCTACGCCAGCCTGCAAAAGCAACTCGCCCCAGGCGGTTTTGAGTTCCTCAGTTGCAACCGCCATGCTCTTAATCTGCGCCGCCGCGCTGTCGGAGCTTACGCCCGTCGCCTGTATGATTCTGTCGGCATCGTTCATGACGGCGTTTAGGAGCGATAGCTGTTTCTCCTGCGCCGATAGCTCCTCGACCGTCTTGCCGATGGATTGGGCGAACTGCTCCTGCGCGTCGCCAATCTTTACAAAGATGTTGGCGTTGTCGATCAGCAGCGGCGAGCCACGGATGATACCACGCACCAGGGTATCGTAGACGTAAAGCACATCTTGCCCACTGGCAACCGCCGCCGCCCTTGCCACCTCGAAGAGCCGGGGCAATTGGTTGACCAATTCGACCGTCCCGCCCTGCAAGGCAAGGTTGGCGGTCTGCATAAGTTGGGCGTTGGTTGCCACCCCGCCCGCTACGCGCTCCAGGCTGCCAAGCAGCACATCAGCCGATAGCCCGACACTCGCCGTCAGGTTGCGGAATGCGCCCTCTATCTGTTCGGCGTTGGCTGCCATCGTGACCGCTTCCGCAGAGAAGCGGGCGAAGACGCCAGCAGACAGCGCCAGGCCAAAGCCCGCCGCTATGCCGGTCAAGCTACTCAGTGAGTTCTTGACCTCGTTAACGGCGCCCTTTGTTTCGTTTCGTGCCAGCAGCCTGATCAGCAGGTCGTTTGTCGCCATCGTCTCTCAGTGCCTCGGCAACGGCCAAAGCTTGAAACAGTGTCAGGGGTTGGGAGTAGGGCGGTTGTCCGTACCGTTCGCAGATACGGAGGCGGAGTCTTTCAGCCGCTCCCAACCTAAAGGGAGCTGGCGCACGGTCTCCAACATGCGCCAGATAACAGGCCGTGCAGCGTCTTTGATCGGGAGCGGGATAGCGTCCCATGCGGCAATGCCTGCCGGCGTGGTCGTGTCTGCCAGTTGGTTGCCTTCGGCGTCGCAGAGCAAGCGGGCGGTAAGCCAACGATCCCGCTTGAGCGCCGCCTCGGTGCGGGCAATAAAGACATCCGCAGTCAGGGCCAGCAGGCGCGCCGCCTCGCGTTTGTCGTCCGTGATCGCTGCAAGCGCCTGCGCTTCTTCGACCGGCTGTCCTCGAAGCTCCTGCACGAGTTCGGACCGCCTGTAAGCGCGTTCGGTCTGCGAGTACAGGCTATCGGCGTCGTCAAACTCTGCGGTCGTGGGTTGCCGGATGTAGAAACGCTTGACGACCGCCTGCACCGTGCCATCTGCCTGTACCTCTAGCAAGGACACGTCGAAGGGAAACCCGGCCCCGGCGAGTAGCTCCGCAATGGATGCCCAATCGCCGGGAGCGGGTAGAGGCGTTACGTCAGGTCGTGTCATGAGGCCGTCTTGTGCACCCAGGCCACGTCGGATTCAAGCTCCATCGTGTTCGTGATCGGCGTGGTGTCGGCGTCAACAGTCGGGAATGTATCGGTTGTGATGGTCGCGCCGGTCAGGTAGTGCCAGAGCGTGAGCGTGCCGCCAACGTACAATTCGACCTGAATCGTTACCGAGTCGGTGCCATCAACGGATACGCCCGATGCCGGCGAGGTCTGACCGGACAATGCCAGCCAATCCTCAATGTCCGGTTCATCGTACCAGGTGATCGAGCACGTGCTTGCCAGTTCCGGCGTGCCCCGGAAAATGTTAGCGACCGCCTCGCCAATGCGCCTGACGGTTGTCTTGGGGCGGGAGATGGTAGTCGATCCGCTTACCGATTTGACTTGGTGCAGCATTCCGACTGTGCCGGTTCCCGTGCCAACGCGCACGACGAACGACTCAGGCTCAGAATACTGGAAGGTTTCAAGCGTGGGCTGTGCCATGTTGGGTCACTTCCTTGAGTGTGTAGGGGGATGGTGGGTAGTGGGACATGCTCTGCCGCATGTGCCCGTACAATTCAGGCCAGAGAATGACGCCGTTTTTCTGCTTGTGCCCGCAAATGCAACCAAGATCGCACTTGGTCACAAAGCCGGCCCGTATGGCGTCGTGGTAAAACCATGTATCGCAGTCAGAGATGAGTTGACGATTAGGGAAGAACACAAGCCGAAAGTCAAAGGCATCGAGTACATGCCGGCGAATGAGGACGCAGCCCAGGCCGCCCGCAGAGACGCGCACCACGTTGCCCCAGGCCGCTTGCCGTAGTTCGGGAAACCAATTCAGCCACGGCCCCGGCTCAGTCGTGTTTTCGTCCCAAACCTGCGGATTCCAGAATGGGTGCGCCTCAGTGGTGTAATGGCGATGGACGTACAGCCCGCAGGCGATGTCAGCGTCAATGGCTGCCAGCCGTTGCAATGTGTCCTCAGGCGGGATTATGTCCGACTCGATACAGAGCATGGCGTCATAGCCCCCGGCGATGGCCGTCTGTCTGCCCCGCTGATAATTGAGCAGGATATTGACGCTGCCCCGGTGCGTGGGGTTGTGGCGGGTCATCATTACGTCAAGCGCGTGCCCGCTCACGTCGAGCCGCAGAATGGCGTCAACCGTCTCTTGTTCCAGGCGAGCCGTAGGGCAGAACAAAAGCACCTTCATTCCGGCGCCCCCTGGCTCTGTGGCCGTTGGCACTCGGACGCTACGCAGTCGTGCCACGATATGCGCTCCGCCGCTTGGTACACTGCCTTGACAAAGTCGGCATCTGATTCATAGCGTCCTGGCCGCCATGCGTCCCGGCATTCCAGCCAAAGCGCCCGGCTCACGATGACAGACGATCCACCTATGCGGCCTTCCTGCGGCGCCTTGCCCCAATCGGACACAGACGGCAGGATGCCAAGCGGCGCCTTGTGGTTCATCCTGAGGAATACGGCATCGGCCTCTAGCGCCGCTTCATCCCGGATGCACTCCGCAACGTGCGGACAGATAACCCGGTCGTCATCGTCCAGCAGCCAAACGTAATCGCCAACCGGGTCAAGCTCCGCTAGTTGCCCATTGGCCCAAGCTACGCCCCGGCCCACGTCATCGACTAGCAACGTGTGCTTGACCTCCGTGTCAACCGGGTAGACAAGCGCCCGGATGCTGTCCATGTTGGCGGCCAGCATAGTCGGGCGTCCGGTAAGGTGGCGGGTCACAATCTCTAGCATCATTGTGACTCCTCCACCCGCACCCGGAAGATACAGCTATGATAGTCCACGCCGGCGAAGTTACTGATCACATGCCCGCTGTCTAGGATGGGCACACCCACGCGCCCGGTTGCGCCGCCGCTGGATAGCGTCCGGTTGGCTTTGTAGGCCGTGATGACAAGGGGGATCAGGGTTATCACTTCCTGCACGCCCTCATTTAAGCCAAGCCCTTGCCCCACTGGATTGCAGTAGAGGATGGCCCGATACTCGCGCGTCGTGCGGGTTGCGCCCACTCGCCCCGGTTGATGCTCCGCTTCACCAGGGAAGGTCAACATGCAAGGCAAGCCCGCCGTATCAAGCGCGGCCGGGAAGGTCGTAGGCGCGCTAGTAATGCCACTCACGGCGGCGTTGATGGCTTGCATGGCGGTGATGACTTGGGCGGGCGTCATGATACGATGCGCCTGTAGGGGTCAAGGATTTTCTGCACGTCTGCGGGTATGCCCTGCGGAACTGTGATTATGCCAAGTTCCGGTGAAGCGGTAACGTCAAACACTTGGGCGTCTTTGGCGCGATACAGATAGGCGGCCCATCTGATTGTGGCGTGCACAATGTCAGCCGGGGCAGCCGTCGAGTAGGCCCACTTGCCGTTGACGGTGATTGCGTTCTCAGGGTCGGTGCTGTACGTCCACGCAATGTTAGCCGAGCCTAAGATTCGCAGCGCGTGATAGGGCGTCGTGGCGCGTGGCTCCGTGACGTACTGCGCGCTTGTGACTACGGTCGCATCGCCGTTGGTTACGGAGTTGATGCTAGCCAGGTCTGCATCCAGGTAGAGCACCTGCCCTTTGACATCCCGGATAGCGTCGAACTTGCGGTCAGTGTTGCTGGACGCCTCGAAGGTGCGCCCGGTGTAGGCGTCTACCATCGCCTGTGCCCGCGTGCAGAGCGAGCCGATCAGGGTGTCGTCACCGCTGCCAGTGATGCCCAGATAGGTCTTTACGTCACTTGCTGCGCAGTAGGCCATGTTACGCCGCCGCCGTTACCGTGGAGGATGGGCCAAGAGGTTTGTAGACCATGTACCACATGATCAGGCCGGTTGTGGCGGCGCTGAACGTGGCTTTGATGGTGCCAATGGGACAAAGCCAGGCGATGCGAGGAACCTGATCGATTGCGCCCGCCGTGTTGGGGGTCAAGACGCCCGGCGTCGCCGCCGTGAACGTGTAGCTCGTGCCGGCGGCGTCGGTCTCGATGTTGACCGCCGTTGACAGGTTGACGGTTCCGGCTGGCGCTGTGGTCGTGATCTGTATCTGGCAGGTCGTGGCATCGGCGCCAATCGGCGTCATGACGATGCCGACAAACTCAGTCACCAAGACCGGCCCGCCTGCGATGGTAAACAGGTTATCGTCGCCCAGGGGTACAGCGCCGTCCGATTTTACAATCGACCGCTCCATCACGATGGTATGCCCGGCGATGGTGGTCAGTCGAGCGGCGATGGTGCTGTTAGCCACGTCGCCCAGGATGCCGCCGATTGTGGCCGTCCCGCCCGAATTCGTGAGTGTGCCGATCTGCGTGGCTTGGATGTAGCGCACGACTTCGGCAATGCTCACGTCATTCGCAGCCGCCGCCGCCGCCGGATAAGTGGTGATTCCGTTTTCGCCCGCCGCCGTGCCCATAAGCCCGGCCCATATCGAGCGGATGACCTCAGCGAGGCTAACACCGTCCGCAGGAACCGCCGCAGCCGGAAAGGTGGTGATTCCCGCCGAACCGAAAAGCGCATTCTCAGTATCGATGTCTACGGCGCTGTCAGGCATAACGCCAACATAGACGATGCACGTCCCGGTCTTGCCAGAACCGGCATTCGTGACGTTCAGCGTCAGCTTGTCACCCACTACGGCACCCAGGCTAGCAGAGACAAGCTCCGTGTTCGTGTCATCCCGGTTGATAAGCTGCCCGTTGGCCGTGTCGATGCTGTCTTCGTCAGTCAATGTCAGGTCATAGTCATCGGTTGGCTGCGTGCCAACCGTGCCCGGAATCGTCACGACTTTCAGGATGTTGCCGGTATACGGATAGGTCGTGGTTCCGCTGGCCGTGCCAGCTTCGCCCGCCGTGCCCGCCGTCCATGCAAACGTAATCTTCTGCGGATTGGCTAGCCGCTCTTCCGTGATGGTAATTGTTCCTGCTGCCATAGTGGTTTAGTCCTTCGTTGGGGGCGGGGGAAGGAGTCGGAACCCCGCCCCCAACAGGCGAGAAAGGAGCGGGTGTTAGCTATCGACAGTATAGCAGACGATGCCAGCGTAGGCGCCAAGGGCGTTGCTGTACTTCACGTTATCGCCCACCGCTATGCCAGTGCCAGTCACGCCAACCACGTTATTCTTCAGGTTGGTTACACTGACGTTCTGGATATAGCCGGTCGTGCTGTTATGCATGGCGATGCCAAGCCCGGCGCTGGTGTCCGTGTTTTTGAGAATGATGTTCTCGATCAACACATCCACCGATGCAGCCGCCGAAAGCGCAACCGCAGCGGCGCTTGTGTGGCCGTAGATGCGGCTGTTTTTGAAGACAAGCCGATCAGCGGCGCCGGCGCAGAGAATGACGTTCGTTGCAGCGGCGGTAAGGCCGCCGGCGATGGTCTGGTACTTCATCCCGTCGATGGTCACATCCGAACACAGAGCGGCGATGCTAACCTGAATGAGCGCACCGAGGACGACGCTGGTATCCCGGAACTCGATGTTTTTGATCGTGGTTCCGGTTGCGGTGGCTGCCAGGGTCATGGCGGCGGTGATGTTGAGGAAGTTACCGACGATCAGCACGTTTTCCAGATAGCAGTTAGCCGCTGTAATGCTCACGGTTGCGCCAACATGCGTAGTCAAGGTCAGGGTAGGACGCAGGGCGCCATTGCCCAGGCCGATCACCTGCACCCCGGCGATGTCCAGCACGCAGCCGGTAGCACTGGCGATGTTTTCGGCGTGGCCCGGCATAAGGTAGATAACATCGCCCTTGCTGGCCGTACAAAGACCGATGGCATAGTCAAGGGTTGCGACCGGGGCGTCGGGGTTCTGCCCGTAGCCGGCGCCATTCGTACCCGTGCCGGAATGCACCCAAAACACAGAGCCGCTAGGGATGATCGAGCGGTCGGTAACGGTGAAGAAACCACCCGGCTGTTGTCGGGCGAAAAGCTTAGTGTCCATAAAAGTATCCTTTCTTGGGTTGTCCAGTGTGAGGATTGCCGGGGGCAGTCGCCCGCCCCCGGCTTAGGTGGGTCAGTCTACGATGTAGCTGATGTTATTGTCGGGAGTCTGCACGTAGCGAGGTTTGATCCAGTACGTGGCTTCCACGAAGTTCGTAGCCTGGCTGGAATCAGCGACGGCAAGACCAAGCACATCGTAGGTGCTGCCCAGGGTTGCCGGGTCGATGCCGAAGATCACGTACACATCGCCGGTGACGCCAACGTCGAGCGTGAAATTCACGGCTGCGGTTTGTTCGGCCAGGGCGTTGGTGGAGGTGGTGACGTTGCCATACCAGATAGGCACCGCAGTGCCCAGGGCGGCAACACCGGTTCCCGCTACAGCGGTCGCGCGCTTGGGCGAAACGGCGGTAGCATGGCCTACGGTCTGCGTCATGTGCACGACGATCCAGACGTATTCAGCGTTCTTGACGCTGATATAGTCGGCGGTCACACCGCCGTTAGAGGTGACAGGCTTGGTCGCAGAGACCGGGAACAAGCCTTCGGGGATGAAGGGAGGCATAGTTGGAATCTCCTATTAGGATCGAGTAGCCAGGGCGACGAACGGGCTTTGCGTGTTGCTGCCGCCCTTGTACGGGGTCAAAACGGTCTGCCAGGCAGGTTGCCCTTCGGCCCGGTAGGTGAAGCGGAACACCGTTTCATCAGTCAAGAACTGCACGTGAATGCTTGATGCCGCTTCCGTGCCGCCCTTTTCCCAAAACAGGTATTCCGACATATCAGCCAGAACGATATCGCCCACCGTGCCGAGCGTGGCGTTGAACTCGGTTTCAATGACCGGGCGTCCGTACAGGGTGCCGTAGGGCGAAGCGGACAGCCCGCCCGCAGGCATGTAGACCGGAACGCCGCCCGTGCCGACTGCCAGCGACATCGAAGCCAACTGCGGGGTAACATCGGTGTTGATGTACCAGACGGCGTTAGCTTTCGCCCGTGGGTACAGGCGCGCCCACATTTTGACGATGTTCTGATAGACGATGGTTGCAGCCGCCTGTCCGGTTTCCTTCGAGACAGAGACCAGGGCGTTGCTGTTCAGGAAGCCATAAGCGCCGGTTGCGCCCAAACCGTTAACGATGTCATCGTTGACCATGAAAGCGAGTTCTTCGCTGGCGCCCTGCTGGATCACGGCTTGCAATTGCGGCGCATCGGCCAGAAGTTCATCGGTGGCGTAGACCAAGACGGCGTATTTCTTCAGCCGCCAGTTGATCTGTTTGAAGGTCGGGCGACTGGCGGTGATGGTGCCGCCTTCCGCAACCCGATAGCCCAGGATGCCGCCCCAGCGTGAGCCGTTGGCCCGGCTGGTTTCATCCACCCCATACAACACGCCGCTGTTGCTGTTTGCGCCAACAGGCAGGCGCCGCACGCGGGCAGAGAACGGGGCGGTATCGTGCATGGGCATCAGCAGGGTGTCGGTGAAAGTCGGCTGCAACAGGAAACCGCCGTCCGAGCCTACACCTTCACTGGCGCCGGTCGCTTTGAGAGCCTTCAGGCGAACGTCGCCATCGTAGCCCTGCGCATGGCGCTTGACGGCTACAAGCTGATCACCCAGCGACTTGAAAGGATTCCCGGCCAGCGCGCGATCTGCTTCATCGGCCACGACCTGAAAGCCGGTGCTCTTGATTGGCCCTTCGGCCAGGGTTTTGACGGTCTGCGCCAACTCGCCCACGACTGACACAAGCTGGTCAATGCGTGGATCGGGAGCGGGCGCCGTCACTTGTTCGGTGCTCATTTTGTCCTCGTGAGTGTGAGAGATGATAGGTTGGGCTTTGACCGCTTCCGCTGTGGCTTCCGGCGCATCACCTGCGCCCTGTTCGGCCACCTCTAGCGGGGTCACGGTTGCGGCCCATGATTTGAGTGGTTGCACTGCGGTTAACTTTGGGCCCGCCGCAGGGGTTGGGGTAAGTGACGCATCCTTGCCCAGGGGCCATGTCAGGATGCGATATGCTTTGCCGTCGTACTCGCGCTCTACCAGGTGCGGCAGGCTGCCAGAAGACCATCCGAGCTTACCCGCCTCCGCCATGCCGTAGATCGCTTGCTCGTAGGCGTCGCGCAGTTGCAATTGCGTCTCTGCCCAGATGCCGGCGTCGTCTATGGCGATGGTGCCCGCTCCGAGCTTGCGGCGCTTCAGGGTAGGGTCCAAACCGTGGTTGTAGTACACGGTCACCCGGTCGCCCGTCTGCGCGTCAAAGTCGGTGGAGGCGGTGAAATACTCGCCGGTCAGGTCTGGCGCATCCGGCCCGGTAAACGCGACCAGATAGCCGCCAATTCTGCCATCGCCCAGCGCCTTGACTGCGCCGCCGTAAGCGATCAATGTGTCGTCTGTCATTTCAATGCCTCCTGTATGGCCCGCCGAAAATCGCCCACAATGGCGCCGCTCAGTTTCTTGGTGGCGTCCTCAGTCGTGCGCCAGTTGCCGGCGTGGTACATCGCCTGCTGTGGTGGCGGCGCCTGCACCCAGGGGCCGTAGGGTGTAGGGTTGTCCAGGATGCCGATAATCTGCGTGGGCGTCTGCTGTACTCGCATCGCCCAAGAGCGGCCCAATTGACCAGTGCGCCGATAGGGGACGGTGATCACGCCCGCCTTGATTGCCCAAAAGAACCAGCGCCGCTGCTTGGCCGTCTTGAATGGTTGCGGCTGTGGGCGGGCGGGCGGGTATGTCGCCATGAACGAATTGAGACGCGCCAAACTGCGCGCCATTGGCGGCGCAAGGATTTGCACCGATGCCAGGCGGCCTAGTTTGGCTTCGAGCTTGTCCAGGCCCTCGATCAGGATGTCGGCCATGCTGGCAACTCCTCCACAACGGGCACAATCCAACACCTGCAATTCTTGACTATTACTCCATTGCAGATGTATAATTCATAGTCAGAAACGGAGAGATCGTAAACATGCGAAGATACAAAGAATTTCCTAACCTTGATGACCTCATCCGCCGCTATCAGGCCGGTGAATCGCTCAACAAACTGGCGCGCGAGTGTGGTGTGAAAAACTCTACCCTGCGAGAGCGCCTTGTCGAACGCGACGTCGCTATCCGTCCAACTAACGCGCTCATCGTTGACGATACCGAACTCGTCAAGCGTTATCTGTCCGGTGAATCCGTCAATGCGCTGGCTATTTCCTACGGCATAGGCCGCCCCGCCGTTACCAGCCGTCTGACCAAGAGCGGGGTTACGCTCAGGAATCAAAGCCAATCCGAAACGATCAAATGGGCGCGCATGACTGACAGCCAGCGCGCCGCCCAAGTTGCCGCCGCTCACAAAGCCACTGCCGGTAAACCCGTTCGTATTGAGGCCAAACTTGCTAATGCCAAAACCAGAGAGGCCCGTAGAATCAATGTCTCTGTTGCTGAAATTATGCTGGCTGATTGGTTGAAAGAATGCGGACTGAGTGTCACCCCGCAAAAGGCGGTCGGTATATACAACGTTGATATTGCCGTTGACTTTCCGCCCATCGCCGTGGAGGTGTTCGGCGGTGGCTGGCACAACACCCCAAAGCACATCGCTCGCTTTGCCAGCCGCGTTGAATATCTCATCAATACGGGTTGGCTGGTTATCATCGTGTGGGTTGATGGCCGCCGCCATCCGTTGAGCATCGGTGCTAGAGACTACATAGTTTCCCTCGCGCACGAATTTAGCCGAGACAAAGCCGTTGGGTGTCAATATCGGGTGATTCTCGGTAACGGTCAGCCTGCGCCCGCTCGCGAGACGTATTTCAACGGCATTTCCTTCGTAGAACGATTTAGCGGCTGCCAATAAGTGACCGGGTAGTACAATCTCGTTATCTGGCAAAATGCACCGAGGATGGGCAGGCGGGCGGTAGAATACTTGGCCCTTGAATTTGTCAGCCCGCCCGCCGCCGCCCGGATGCGTGAACACGTCGCCCAGCCCGGTCACTTGCGCCTTGCCCTCTTGCGTCTCTGCTGATTGTGCTACTGCAACCGTGCCCTCGATAGACAAGCCGCCAAGAGGGGCGCATATTGGGCAGTTATGAACTAGCAGCCCGTTGGCGTAAAACTCAGGATGTTCGTCAACTTCCAAGTCATAGACCATGATTGACTTGGCAAACAAGCGATGATATAATTGACTATATCTAGTCAACAAAGGTGCTATATGCCTGCCGACTACCACGAATTGAAGTTTTCCGAACCGAAGCGCACCCGCAAGGGAACCTATACCGACTGTAAGCAGTGCGGGAAGCGATTCTACAACCCGCCTGATCGGATTGGGCGCGCGTTTTGCTCCCGATCTTGCTACGATGCCAGCAGGGTAAATCGAGTAACCAAGACGTGCCCCGTTTGCGGTAAAGACTTCACGGTTAACGGCTCTATGGCTGATCGCTACACCGTTTGCAGTTGGCAATGCAGGGATACCCGCAGGGCTTGCACTTGCCAGCGATGCGGCAAGGAATTCATGAGCCATGAAACCAGATGGACGCCCCGTTACTGTTCCGAAGAATGCCGCCGCCCGCCCATCCTCATTACCTGCCTGACTTGCGGTGTTGAATTCAGGCGCCAGCCGGGAGATACCGACAGGCAGTTTTGTTCCTTTGCCTGCTATCGCTCCCATGCGGGCGAAAACATGCTTGAGCGTGACGTTCGCTTGCTCTTGCAGACAATGGGAATTGCTTTCAAGCAAGAGGCCAGAATGGGGCGCTATAGTGTTGACTTCCTGCTGCCTGATTCTCGCGTTGCCCTCGAAATTGACGGCGCCTATTGGCACAGAGACGAACGCAGGGACAAGCGCAAAACCGGGTATCTGGAATCTCACGGCTGGCATGTAGTCAGGTTGTCCGAGTCGGAATTTCGCAATGCTGCGCACCCTGACCGATTGATTGCCGAACGTTTGCAAGGTGTAATTGGTCGTGAGATTGCGCCCCTGCAACCACCCTTGCTCTAACGTCCAGTATGGATGATCGGCGGTTGATGTCACGTTGTGGCCGCCCGCCCTTACCGTTACCATGTCGCCCGCATAGGCCCGCTTGCTAGTCGCCTTGACGCGCCGCAAGCCGTGCCGAGTCCAAACCATCGCGCCGGGTCGTATGTCCTGAATGGGCATAGGCCCGGTTTCTGTTTCTACCATCGTCCAAGCCGGAAAACATACCCTTTCATCGTTTGACGTTCTCCACTGCTTACCCGTGATAACCGTCGTGCCCATCTGCCGGTTGACCTCGCGCCATGACTGGATGGCCCCGCCCGCATAGGCGTTTGTGACCTCAGTAATGGCGATGGTACGCGCGCGGTCGCGCCCAAACGTAGGCGCCAATCGGCGGGCAAGGTCATCGAGCTTATGCCCCGGCTTAGCAATCCAGGTCGAGACCTCTTTGTTGATCACCTTGCGGGTCGTGTCGTTGATCGCATAGGTCAAGCCCTTATCATAGCCGGTCGTGTAGACATGCTCACGGGCAAAATCAACCGCCGCTTGGTTGACCAGGTGCCGGTCGAAGTCCATGTTCATCTCGATCAGCGGCAACATGCCGGATTCGGCGCCCAGGATGGCGGCAGACTCTATGTGCGGGAGTAGCATTTTTGCCAACTCCTCATCTGACGGGTTGTAGACGCGCCCATTGCGTGCAGCCGTGAGCGTGCGCCGCATCTCCCGCAGCATCCAGGCCGCAACGTCGCGCCCAAACCTGCGTTCCAGTCGGAGCCGTGCCAGGTCGTCAAGGGTAGCCTTCCCATCGAAAGGGGAGCGGCTCAAAGGCCGCTTTTACCTCCTGTTCGGTTTCAGCCTGCGAGAGCGCCCAGCCTATGTGCTCCGCTTGCTCTGCCGGGATGCGCTCCGACTCGAAGGCCACGTCAGCCGACTTGCCCGCCGCCAATGCCTTAAGCGCCTTGCGTTTCCAGCGCCCAAGATCGGCTTTCACCTCGTCCTCATCTTCGCTTTCGGCTGGCGCTTCGTCCGGTTGTGCGGCTGGCGGCGTGGGTTCGGGCAGTTCGGGCGCTTCTTCCTCAATCGGCATTCCCTCCGGTATTTCGTAGCCCAAGACGGCGAGCGCCGTTTCCATCGGCATTCCCGCTTGCCGCAACTGGTACAGCGACGATGCCCGCTGCGTTTCGTCAACCTGGAACGCGTCCATCGTTTCCGGGTGGAAGCGCATACCGTAGCCAAGCGGCTCTAGCAGTTGGCGATTGACGGCGTTCTCGATCAGGCGCGCCGATGGGATGATCGTATAGCTCAGGAAATTCAGTTCGTCTTGCTCTGCCGTCGCATAGTTGGCGGCGTCCGAGAATACAAGCGAGTGCGGCACGCCCAGGGCGGTGGCAATGTCCTGCCGCTTCTCGGTCGTGAGCGTCTGATTTGTCAGGCCCTCCAATCCTTCGCCCACGACTACGGGCGTCAGGTTGGCCGAGACGACCGAGGAACGGTGGGCGTTCACGTTGCCGGAAAACCAACGTTGCCACCACGATTCAATCTTCTTTTTCTCTGCTTCCGGTGGGTTGCCCTCAACTTGCAGCAACGTCGCCTTGATTGCGCCCCGCTCAAAAAATGCGGCCGCAAAGACATCAACGTTGTAGATCACGCCACTGGCAGCAGCAGCAGCGGCAGCCGGCGCCGGCCCCGGCTTGGTTTCATGGAGCGGGTTGGGCAAGGCGAAGTAGACAACATCGTCCTTCGCAAGCTGTAGCTTCTGGCCGTTGATTCTGCGCTCGAATCCCGTTAGCCCCGCCGTTGCATCCCATACCGGCGACATCGTTTGCGGCGCAAACCAGCGCAGACCCAACACCCGCACCCGGTTGCGCTCTTTCATCCAGAACGATTCACCGACCAGGCACAGCGCCGCCTCGGACAGATAGAGCAGGGTAGACAGGTCGCGCAGCCATGCTAGAGGTTGCGGGAGCGGGTCGTTGCTGTCGCTTGTCCATATCTCCTCACCGCCCCGGCCCATAAGCGAGTAGGGCACACGCACAAGGCCATTGGCCCGGATGTTGATGCACCGATACAGCCAGCCGACCGTTTCCCATTGGCGCACCGTCGCCGTCGCAGGTTCGGCCCCGGTCAGATCTTGCCATGCTTCCGGCGGCAAGGAATTGAGCGGGATCGACTTGCGGGCGTCGTAGGTGTAAAACGGGCTGGGGGTTGCGGGCATGAAAAAGCGCCAAACTCAAATGAGTCGGCGCCAATCTCGACACCCCCGGCCTATAGCCAGGCGGCCTATGCTATCTGCTGTTGGACCTACTCTAGCACTCTTGTTCTAGTTTGTCAATCCCCTTTTTCGCCCGTTTGTTGGTCTGCGGATAGTACAGCCTGCGCACCCCGCACGGGCATTGCAGGACAACGACCGACTTGACCGCGGGCGTGAAGACAACCACCACCCGCCCGCACGCCAGACAGCGCACGGCATGGCCCGCCGTGGCGGTGGTATTGTTTGGCAGTCTCACAGCAGCCACCATGCCCCCGCCCCGATACCCTGCCATGCCAGGGCTAGTGACATCACCGTGTCATCGTGCATCCCGGATGGAGCAGAGTAGCGCAACATGCCAGAGGGTAGGCGCTCCATTTCGTAGGCTTGCAACTCAGAGATGAGGACGGGATCAGGAAGAATGCGCAATTGTCCCTGCTCAAAGGCAAGCGCCAGGGCGTCGATTGCTACCGTCTTTGTGGCGTTTGTTGTCGAGAATGGGACGACGGGCAAGCCCTCGCGCTGTAACTGCTCTACCATCGGGTCGCCCATGCTGTTTCGCTCCGCAATAATGGCCGATGGCTGATAGCGTTCAGCCAGGGCGCGCAGCCGGCCAAGCTGAATGACGTAATCGATCTGGTTGAATCTGTCCAAGCACACCATCACGCCGCCTGTGGTCATCACGGCAA